CCTCTCTATTTCTCGGTTTAGATACCATATAGCTTTTCGCAGATCCTGTTTTGGATCAGGTGTTTTTAGACCAGCCCTCCAGGTGTACTTGATTGCGTTCCCGATATTGAAGTTGAAGTGCTCAACGATCTCGATACACTCGATTCCTGATGGATGATCGTTGTAGTGAGGTGGGTGGTTGATTTCATCAATCATTCCAAATGATCTCCGTTCCGTAGTCCGAGTGGCCATGAACATGATTGAAGTCTTTGAAAGATGCCCAGAAGCTTGACGATCTCGTCTCAGTCATCCAACGTACTGCTACGGTGCCGTCATCAAACTCTACACCCTGATACTGAGGTTCGTTAGGAGGGTTTGCAAAACCTTCGTCTAGGTACCTTTCAGGTGGTGCAGCCCGGTAGCCTGTGAAGGTTCTTATCTTATAAGTCCTAGGAACTCCGCTCTCGCTCCCTTTGTCGTGTCCCTGAACGCGTCCCGCATCGCGCTCGTCGTCGTCTTCGATCCGTTCGATTTCACACCCCTTATAGACATACAGGTATGTTCGGCTTCTAAAACAACACCGACGCCGAGGGGTTGAAGGGCCTCCTCGATAACGTCGGCTATCTTCATAGTCAAATGCTCTTGAGTCCAGATGCCTCTCGAGCATGCTTGAATAGTCCGGGCGATCTTTGATAGGCCCGCAATACGACCATCGGGTAGGTAACCGACATGAGCGTGACCCATAAACGGGAGCAGATGGTGTTCACACAAGCTTACGAAATGGATGTCCTTAACGATCACCATCTCGTCACAGTCTGATTCGAAGGTAGTAAAATCCCAAGGGTCATCATGGACTCCCATGAGTTCCCTAAATGCTTCTACGTACCTCCCAGGAGTATTGACTAGTACTTCCTGACTAGTATTGTACGGCGCTTCGCGTGCGAGAAAGGAACGGAAGATTGCTGCTGCGGTATCTTCTTCAGCGTCTGGGTCTCTGTAAACGCCGACTTTCGTCATATCCCCTTCTCCACCCCCGGCCACACGTACTTGTGCGTCTGGATGTTCACTCTCCACGGAAGGTCTTCGTCCAGTATTCGCTGGATGAGCTGCGATTCCTTGTAATGTTCCCAGGCTACGCCCGCCCAGAATGATGCGTGTACGTCGTGTGTCATCGCTTTCCACAGGGAGGCCGCCTCATCAAAGTCGTCGTCGGTTGCTATTACAAACTTGATACAGTCCTTGAAATCGAGCCACTTGGCGTTCTCCCAGCGTATTTCTACGCCGGACTGTTGTTCGCCAGAGCCTTTTAGTTTCCAGTCCATGATCACTGTGACAGCGTGGGGTTGCATCCACTCCGGAAACTTATGTAGAGAACCATTGGTGAACACGTCGATTGAGTAGCCAAGATCAAGTAGACCCAATGCAAGGTCTTCAAGTTCTTGGTGAGGCTGCATCGTAGGTTCACCACCAGTAATACAAACGTTGTCACCCGGCATTGCTTCAATGCGGTCTAAAAGGTCCTTGACCTCAACAACTGGATCGTTGCGCCAGATCTTTGGGTCTATTGCATGTTGTGTATCGCAGGGCCAACCAGGACACCTCATGTTACATCCACCGAAGCGGACGAATATGGTTACAGTGCCTGTTCTAGGACCTTCGCCTTGTATGCTTGGATATAGCTCGGTTAGTCTAAGTCCTTTCATATCGTACCTCGGCCTCCCACTCGGCTCCATTACAATGTGTCTCTGCTACTTCGACCTTGATATGCCGTAAGTCAACGGCTTCAAAGGTCTGCATGGCCCACTCACCAATCCAGCGGGCTATGTTTTCAGTCGTTGGATCACCAGTACACGCATTCGCACCGTAACCTCCGTCAACGTCTTTTACCAGGAGGTTAAGTAGTGGGTCAGTCTCGTTGAGAAGAAGACGGTGGTCGTAGAACGTGTCTAGGTAGTTGCGGAAGTGACGTTTAACCGTTGCAAAGTCTAGTCCTAGCAGTACACCGTTACCGTTCACCAAGCCCGTTAGACTCAGGTCCACCCACATGCTGTGACCGTGAATCTGTTGACACTTGCCTGGTAGCAGACTCAGTCGGTGTGCTACTTCCATGTTGTGACGTACTTTGATCGTTTGCTTTGACACCATGCGCCATCCTGTCTAGCCAGTGAGTATCGCCAATCACTGCGGTTGGATTGTGCTCCAACCAACAATCATTCGGATGCGTCCGGTGTTGAGAACACCACGGCTGACCTTGTGGTGGACGATAGCTTGGTCCGTATACGGTTACCGTGTCATGAACATGTTCTGCTATGTCATCGAACGCTTCGTTACAGATGAAACATACAGCAGGTTGGGGCACTCTTGCCCTGCCCTTCATGTTGTGACCAGGTAGAAATCGTGACCATCCTCCGAGTTGATAACCTCGGACTTGCCTTCCACAACCGCATTCACATAGCGGAGCAGGCCCTGGATCCCTACAAACGTGTGTTGACAGTACTTCAAAATACGCGCCGCATTTGTCGCATTTACCGCTACCAAAGATATTCGGTCCCCTACTTGTCGTACGTTGTCGGGTCGACCACTCCTGCGAGTGAGAAGGCTTCTCTTCTCTCGACGCACGTCCCGCACTTTCCACAATGGAACCTCCCACCCTCGTAGCATGACCATGTTTCCACCCAGGGCACGCCCACAGATTCTCCTATGTGAACAATGTCCGCCTTCGTCTGATGAATGAACGGAGCCATCAGCCGGAAGTTTGATACTGCAAAGCCTTCGTTCCCATAGAGCATTGCTCGATGGAACTCTTCAAAGAACAACGGGCGGCAATCGGGATAAATAAAATGATCCCCGCCATGCACGCCGTAAGCCACGAACTCAGCGCCATCTGCAACTGCTATGCCTGTGGCGATCGATAACATGATCGCGTTTCGGTTTGGCACAACAGTGGACTTCATTGACTCCTCCGCGTAGTGTCCATGCGGAACAGCCTGCGTTTGGTCCACTAGGACCGACCCGCTCTGCGCAAGGTGTTTAGTGAGCATTTGAAGGTTAATCACGTCGTGTTCTGCTTCCAAACGTTCCGCACACGTGATAGCAGTCTGCAACTCCTTCACGTGTCGTTGACCGTAGTCGAAGCTGACGAGTCGTAGGTTAACCTCTGGATGTAGGTTGCGCTTTAGGAAGTAAGCCATAGTCACTGAATCCATGCCACCGCTGACTATTGCTACGCCTTTCATATTCCTCCTTTAGATGGTCGGTGTCGGGGAGCGCTTTCCCGCTGTCCCTCAAACCCTGCGGTCATCGTAGGCAGCATTCCCACGAAACGGTACTCACGCTCCCCTCATCAGAGCTTTCGGACCGGGTGGTTGATGTCCGGCAACATACTCACTCTGACTTCTATGTTAACAGCCGTCGTACGGCGCCCAGGGACTAGTTCCGTCCATGGCGTACAGCTGTGCAAACGCGGCATCCTGTTCAGCTCGAGATGCAGACCAGGCACTACCGCTTCTACCAAGTGAGCGCCAAGTGGAGTCCAGGATTCCGTAGATATTACTGGAACCTGAACCATTACCTGACTCCCTCGTCGCAACGCAGGCTTGGAAGCCACTGTTGTATGACGGCCTGTATGTCGTACGTGTTGGCAACGTAGTCACATTTTGGTAGTGGTGGACAGGTGCAGGGGCTTGCGTAACGACCGGTGTCGGTGCCGGTGGTGCTGGCAACTCCGGAGCTACGTAGCCTTTGGGAGGAATCTTCACTATCTGATCGACGAAGATCAAGTTCGGATTCTGGATATGATTGTACGCAGCCAGTGCTTGCCACGTAGTATGGTTCGCAATCCCTATTGCCCACAATGTATCACCCGTCACGACATGGTGTTGAGTCTCTGCATACGCTGCAGAAGGGGCTGCGAATACGGCAACAGCGCAACTGGCCGCTATGACCAGCCTTGTTCTGCGCTTCATGGGTCTCCTTTCGGGGACTTGCGGAGCGGGAACAGGTTTGCCCTACCTGAACCCTAGGTCGATATTGCCTCCTTCCCTCGCTTTGGTGCGATCTCATTTGACTGCTTCCGCCGTTAGGCGCTCCGAATGGCCTGATCTCACCCGCGTAATCAGTCCACGTTCCTCGAGTGTTGTGAAGATGTTATCTGCGTCACGTTTGGTAAGGTGATAGTTGCGCATCAGGGTACTGCGTAGAATGCTTGGGTTACGTTTGATGGCTTCGTATATTGTACCGATACCTCTTTCCATGGTAGACAATCCGATACCGGCTATCGTTTCCAACGCGTGGTCACGCCACTCAGCGACATAGCTGAAGGCCTTAATGAGATCTGCTTCGTCAACAAGAACTTGACTCCTCATTCGGGCCGCTGCTATTAGAACTGCAACCTTCAGACCTGATTTCGCTAGCCTGTCCATCGTAGGGGTTAACAAGTCTGAAGCTAAGCCCCTTAGGCCAGTTTCTAGCAGACGCATCTCGAGTTCGTTGTACAAGGCCCAAGCACTTGGTGTAAGTGCGGCTTCCCAAGTCTTCTTGGTTTCGATGACGCGATTGCCTACTGTAACTTCGAGGACACCTGAGTAGTAGGTCTTTAGCGTCTGAAGGTGATTGACGAGCTTGTCTCTTCCTTCCAACGTTCGTTGACTTGGTGGACCCAATGGTTTAAGTCTTGATATGTCGGATTGCGCAGCGATGAGTATGAAACGTGGTAAGAAACCCGACGATATGTGCTCGGGCCGTAGGAGCTCCAGGATCTTCGTCCGTATACCACCAGCGAAAATGATGAGTACAGGATCCCGAACTTCAATAGTCTCACGTCGAAGTACGCGTTTCTGAAACTTTCCATCGTACATCTTGGTAAGAGTTTCTGCCATGCCTGCATAGTAGTCCTTCTTAGTCATGGCCTCAAGCAAACCGCTGAACTCATCCCGCAGGAATAGACTAGGCATACCGGGGCGAGTGGAGAGTGTAGTGAATAGACCCTCGATCGATCCGTCTGTTGCCATTATGACTCTGTCGTCGACATCAATAAGCAAATCAGTTGCAAGATCCAGGGCGGTTGATTTTCGAGTGAGAGTGGTATCTGCAAGCAGAAGGAACCAGAGGTTAGGAATGAGAGTACCAAAACTAGTTGGCAGTTGGACGGCTCCTGCCATAACACCGCTGAGACACACAATGGCTCCGGCTTGATGGTATGCATGTGCAGCGTCGCCAACGGTCTTGGCCCAATCAATGTAGTCCTCCACGAATGTGAGGTCGCGGCGGGCAGCACGCATATCCTCGTCCGACAACAGCTCCGGTATACGCGGTATAGCGTCGTGAACTATTTCCTGACGAGTGTGGACCTTGTACCACGCTTTACATATTTCCTTCCACAAGAGCTTCTCGCTCCTACCGTCCCGCCGGTATTTGTTGCACGCTGACTCACGTGCTATTACAAACATTTCCTCTCTGGACAGATCCGATTCCGCCAAGAGCATCTCGAGGTTCCATAAGGACTTGCTCCAGTCCTTCTCTGGTTCCTCTTGTATGAGTCGCCAAACTGTTGCGTGCAGTTCGTTTTTATACTTAGTCATCACATGACGATGCTCGGGGAACTCTTCCGGAAAAGGCCATACCAAATCGGCATCTTCATCGGGCATCGGGTAGGCTGCAAACTGCTCTACACGAACAGTATCGTCCGCCGCTATGACTGCAACAGTAGCAGGCGGGTCATACTTGAAGTTGTGTGTGAACGGGATACGTAGAAGTTGTGTTAAGTCCCAACCCGTCTTATCCGCACCCATGTTCGCATGATAATAGGCTACGGACTTAGATATTGTTTCGGCTTCGGCCGGGTCAATAGGCGAGTCGAGAATCCACAGGGCTTGATATCTCTTGTTACTAGATTCAACGCAAACGGTGGGCGTTACAAGTAGCTCGGAGGGTGGGCATGCATCAAGATCTGACCAAATCGTGGGACACTGATCAACATGCTCTTTCCGTCGGTAAGGTTCATCGAAAGTCATTGGACAGAACCACATATCGTGAGTCATTAACGACGTCTCTATGTAGTCCATCATACGCATGAGGTCCTCCGGCCATTTGAAGAACCGTTCATCAAACGCCCCATGCTTGGCCACTCGTTTGGCAATGCACACGTATCCGCGGTCGACATTGTTAAAAACAATCTTGAAAAAGGTTTCCCGTTTGGCTCGTGCATCAGGCGATAGCACGGGAATGGACAATGTTCACCGCCTTTAGATGGAGGTGCCCCTCCCCCTGTCGGGTGGACTCCTCTTGTTAGAAGGACATCCTCCTTTCCGACGCTGGGAATAAACAAGGGGAGGGACACGTGTCTTCTACTTACGGAAGCAGCGAGGCCTTGGAAGACTCTTCTTCCTTGATCTCGTGCATGCCGATCAGGCGCTTGACGTCGTTGACCTGATCACCGTTGTAGGTCCGTTGTGACACAACAGCGACCATCTCCTCGCTGTTGCCAACGATTTCCTCGGGGTCGAAGTCGAGGTCCCCCTGCAGGTCTTCCTCGCTGTACAGGCCCGACGCCTTGAGAAGGCGCTTGAGGTTGAACATCGTAGTCGGGTGAATGATGCTGTTGCTCCAGAGCTTCCGGTTCTTGTACTGCTCATCACCCTTTGTGTCACTGACAACGGTGAACTCCCAGTTGATCATGGGAGTACCCTTGGGGAGCTTGGCACCCTCGGCGCCCTTCGTCTCCCTCATTTCGTAGTCGGTCAACTTGACCTTGTAGCGCCCTGCTGGCAGAGCCTCAAAACTCCGATCCTCAACGCCCGTTAGGTCGATTCTCATGCCGCTTTCTCCTGTCCTATGATCAGTTTGTATATGTCTTCCATGGTTGGTGATTCCATGATCACGGGCAACATACCGCTTCTGTCTTTCGCGATTTGTCGCTCCGTTCCTTGAGTCAATGCGAGGGTTCGAACTTCACGTTCGTTTAGCTTTCCTACCTCCTTCTTGTACATGAACATTACTATGTCGACGTAGCCCGCGACCTCACCTTTCAACTTCCCAGATAGGCCTGGACTCGTCCTCCACGTGTTGGTCCGCTCGTCCCTGTCTTCCGTTACCAAGGCGGTGAATATGGTGTGACACGGAAGATCACGAAACGCCCGAACCAATCGTCGGATCTGTTCCCCGTTCTTGCCCCATTCTCGCAAGCTTGCCACATCGGGGTCACGCTCGGAATCTTTTGCTACTACGTCACGCATGATCTGACTCATGGAGAACTTCTGGGTCTCGCTCAATGAGTCAATCACGATGGTCTTGTACGGATTCCTATCATACAAGGCACCGTACAGTCGGTCCACTGATGTCCACGACTGACAACGTACGACATTTACATCACCGTAGTCACTCGCCAACGAAAGTGTTCCACCCTCAAAGTCGAGTAAGAGTACTGGACTCATCTGCGGCACCTTAGAAGCACTGCCAGCGAGCCGTGTTTTACCTACGCCCGGCTGACCGTACACTAACAGGTTGATGTATTCCCAAAGGGCGGGACTACTAACCTTCATGCCAGCGATCGTGTCAAGGGTTAAGACTGTTGCAGGTTCTTCCCTTGTGATCAAATCCTTCACTAATGCTTTTGCGTCACTCACCGCTTCTCCTCACAAAGTTCTGGTCTAGTATGAGTTGGTAATCAGAGCCTTCGTGCATTGCGAGGCATGGTTGGAAGAAACGACAGC